GCTCGCAAGAAGCACCTCGTTGATACTGGGGTGTTCCAGAAGTTGGAACCCACCTACTACATCGACGAAGATGCGTGGAAGGCGGTGCGCAAGAGGGTCAACAAGGCAACCAAGGAGCGCACTGCCGCCGCAAAGAATGCGTCGCAGGCGCTCGACAACTTGGTCAAGCAGATTGATTCGACACTCAAGTCGGCCAAAGATAATGTCCGTGCGTCTGCTGGAACTAAGAAGTTTGTCGACGACAAGGGGAAGACGGTCAGCAAGTTGCCAGGCGTCACGCTGGAGCAGGCTGATGCCGCCGCTAAGTGGGCGCTGACCAACTCAAGCAACGCACAGCAGGCGAAGCATCTGGCTCGCGTTGCACTGCGTGACGCTTACAGTGCCCTTGAAGCACAGCGCGGTACGCTCGCCGCCATTGTCGGCGAACGACCGCCTCAGGTTGTTCAGGTTCTGGAGAACAGGCTTGAGGGAGTACTCCAGAAGATTCAGACAATGTCCGATGAGATTGAAAATCTCACCGACAATGGTGTCCAGTTTGCTAATGGAAAACTGAGGATGCTTCAGCAAGAGATTGCTGACATCGAACAGAAGGAAGCACTGCTCGAAGAGTTCGGCAACCTGGTCGAATCAAAACTCGACGACATCATTGATGGCAAGGAAGTTGCCGGTGTCGAGAAGATTGCCGACGCCATCCGTGGCACCATGTTTATCTCGGGCACGACTCCTGGTGGTCGCCGCGCCCTTATCAGCGGTTCATTCCAGCCGACGGCTGAAAGTAAGCCGCTATGGGACAGGCTGAGAAACACCATCAAGTTTGGCAAGGAAGGCGGGGCGCCTGGCAAGTGGTCACAGGAGAAGGAGGCACTCCTTCGCCAGCGATTTGCTGAACTGGGTGGCACCGGGATTGCGAAGCCTGGTGTAGTTGGCACTGACTGGTGGAAGAACTCCAACATTGCCGCAGAGATTACCCCGACAGCGGTGGCAGACATGACCCCCGAAAAGGTGGCGGATGTTGTCACGAAGGCTATGCGTGGCGAAGCGTCAATTCGGGAAATGCGTACTGCGATTCTCAGCATTGCGTCCAACGACATTGAGCACCCGCGTGATTTGTGGATGTCGGTATTCGGCGATGGCACCGATGGTTCTGGTGTCATGGCACGAGCCGCACAGGCCGAACAGTTCTTCACATCACTTTCCAAGTTGGGCAAGAATCGAAACAGGTTCACGAAACTCCTGACGCTCAAGAGCGATACCGATAAGGTTCTTGATTCCGTCGCTTCCGACTTGGCGTCGTACGCTTCGGCGACTGGGTTGCTCAAGCGTATCTTTAATGTCACGTTCGACGAGAACATGGTTGTCCCCCCGTCGATGTTGCGCGAGTATCTACAACAGCCAGAGTTCGCCACACTGCGGGAGACTTTCTCCCGCTTCATCGATGAACCCGCCGGCGACATCACGACAGAGGCGTGGTCGGTCGCACGAAACATCGACCCAGAAGATGTCATGGGCATGGGATTCGTGAAGGGCGGCGGCGTTGTTGACGACGCCAATGTTGACTTCACCTCAGCATCTGGATTGCGCAACGTCGAGGCCTCGCTACCCGAACTGACATTCGGCGAGATGGCTCGCATCCTTCGCTCCGTTGTGGACAATGTCGATAATCGTGGGGCCGAGCACTTCATTACATTTACTCCCACTGGCGCGGCTAAGAACTTGCGTCAGGGTGCGGCGGTTCCAGAAGAGCGCACATTGCGGGTCAATGTTGCTGATTACAGCGATGAGATTTACTACATGATTGAGAACGGCGAGGAGTGGCCCAGCATCTCCGGTCGTATCGAGGAGATTGTGTATGGCAAACAGCCGAAGGAAACTGGACCCCGAGTTGTCAAGGGTGTAACGCGCGTTCAGCGCGTACGCGGTGGCAACCAGGCTTTGTGGGGCGAAGCGGGAGACCCGCTCGTTGGAATCCGTGGCGAAGCCAAGAAGATTGCCGATGAACTGAAGAGTGACTTTGCCGGCTTTGTCGATGTTGATTCAGTGAAGACATTCAATGTCAACGGAGACATTAGTTCCGTTTCTTTCGTCACCGACATTGGGGGCAAGAAGAAGACGCTGAGCAAGCAGGCGGCCGAAGATGCACAGCGTGAACTGTCCAACGTAATGCTTGAATTTTGGTTCCGCTCTGAAGTTTCCGCGCGGTTCAAGAAGGCAATTGACTTGTTCCAGCCTTTCGGCGTTGTCCCCACCATTGATTACCAGCGCCGCATTGCCAACCAGGTTGCCAAGCGCGCTGGCATTGAGGTGTCATCCGACCTTGAGAATCTGTCAAGCGCATTGACCACTCTTGATGGTCTGATTGATTCCATTAAGACAAACCGTAGTGGTTGGGTTGGCCGAGAGAAGGAACTCTACGACACCATCAGCCGTTCCATCGGTGATTACGGCGACATCATGGCCCGCTATGGTGGACGCGCTGACGCGGCCAGCATCCGCAGGCAGTGGGTATTGCTAGGTGGCAATCGTCCTGCTGGCACTGGATTGCCGAAGAAGATTAACGCCGCTCGTCGCATGGCCAGTAATCCTGCGGCCACGGCTGAACAGCGTTTGGAGGCTCAGAACTTTCTGAATGCTAGTCGTTCGCTTGATGCCATCGCTGAAGAGCGCGACAAGTTTTATGATAATGTCGTCAAAAAGTGGTACGAATCCAACTATGGATACCCGCCCGCTAATCGCACTGAAGCAGATGTTGCTTTGCGCGAGATGGCCAACGTCAGCAATGGATACGGTCGGCTTGGAGAAGCCGAGCCGTATCAACAGCAACTCAAGTGGCTAGAGACAGTGCGCAATGGATTGGTAAACGCACAGCGCGATATCCGCAACAACAAACTCTGGATTGTCCAGGCTTCAGACCCGTTCCTTGACTACTCGAAGTTGCGCATTGGCACATCTCGTGGTCGCCAGGACTTGCCGTCGATGTATTCAGCGGCTCTGCGTTCATACGCAGTCGACTATGATAAGAGGGCCGCAGAACTTGCCAGCGAGACGGAGCGGGCATTTGCCGTGTCGTCTGAACTGGCAAAGGCTCGAGGCCCACAGGCGGCCGCACAGCGCGCCCGTCAAGCAATGGGTCGTCCGCGCGCTTCCCTTGAGGAAGCCGCGCAGATGACTGGCATTGAGCAGAAGAACCTCGAACGTGCCCGTGTCGCACACCTGCGCGCCACCGAGATGCGTTCGTCGCTTGACTATGTAGCCGCAATTGAACGCGAAGAATTGAACGACTTGCTCAACGACATGGCGCTGTTCAACCTGCGCGAAGACACGCCCATCCCCAGGTATGTCTCTGTCGTCAACAACGCAAAGGCTCTCATCGAGTCGGGCCAAGAAGTATTCGTGCGCAATGATGTTGCCGGTCAGCGTGGATTCAAGCAGGTGAAGAATGTCGGCCAGTTGGTAGACAACGAGGCCTACTACACATTCGTTCCATCGGAGGGATTCCAGACCGTCAGGTCACTGAACAAGGTCGACGACCGAATCAAGGGATTGCGCAAGCGTGTCGCTTCCTTGCAGAAGGAAGTCGACACAAGTAGCAATACTCTGGACAGTTGGTACGCATTCGAAAAGAAAAACCTCGACCCACGAGACCTCGATGCCAAGCGAGACCTGGACGCCGAACTGAAGGCTCGTCGCCAGGACATCGCAACCAAGAAGTCTGAAATCGAAAGCACCAAGCAGGTTGTTGGTGAACTCCAGTTGGTTTACGAGCGTTCGTGGCGACAGGTTGAACCCACCTATCGTGGCAACATCTTCTATAAAGATGAGACCATTAAGTTCACCAAGCCCGAATACGAATCACTGTTCATGACGCCGCAGGAATTTAGTGGTCGCTCTGGCGTTGTGGCTCGTCGCATCAACGATGTCGACAGGGCAATAGCCGCAGAGCGCAATCTTGTTAATGAGATTGACCAGATGATTTCGGCACAGACAAAGATTGCCCGCGAGACTGGTTCCATGTTGCGCAATGCCAACATGGCATCGCGTAGGAACCTGCTCGCCAAGAAGGCAGAGGTAGAGGCCCGCATCGACTTGCTTATCGAGAAGAAGAACACCGTCTTTATTCCCGAAAGCCAAAAGTTCCTCCCGTCGGTTCGCCAGTCAGCCCTCGAGAAGGCTCGCATCCTCAATCAGAAGATTAAGGATGGCGAGTTCAGCAGGGATGAACTGCTCGAAGGACTTCGTCGTCGTGGTGGTGGCGCCGAATCCCAGACTGTCGACTCCCGCCTCAAGGCGCTGAAGACAGAATGGGAGCAGTCGGCAGACAAGAAGTTCCTCGATTCGTACAGAACAATCGAGAACTCTATTCAGTACGAACTTGCTTCTGGCGCCATCGATACTGTCGAGTCATTGATTCGCTACGCAGATACTCTGCGCGCTCAGGCTGATGAAGTGTGGGGCATGTACGCCGACGACAGCGCGCCTTGGGGATTCGTTGAGAAGGCTGGCGAGAAGCAGGCTCGTACCGCTCCCGTTGTGGGCGTTGCTGGAATCCATCGTCGTCTCACCGAAACAGACACCGACTTGCGCAACGCACTCAGTGGATTGAGCAAGTCGACGGGCGGACAGATTGATGCCGTCGAGCGATTCGATAACTTGATGGCATCTGGCATGAAGTCGCGCGAAGCAATTGACCAGATTATTTCCGAAGCCAAGGCACTGCGCCCAGACAATGCCGTGTTCATGCGGGCCAGCGAACTGGCGCAGTTGGCTTCTCGTCGGCAGGACTTAGTTGCCGAGGTCGGATTTTGGCAGTCGTTCGGACGCGATGCGGCCGCCCGACTTTATGGTGGAAAGGGTTCGTTTAAGGACTTGAACCGTCAGAAGTTTGACCTTGTTCAGCAGGCCAAGCGACTCCAGGCGGAGATTGATAAGTACATGCCTGACTGGTCCAAGTCACAGCGTGAGTTGATTGATACGCAAATTAAGAACTTGAAGGAATCAGAGAAGGCTTTGGCCAATGCTGAACTCCAGTACACCAATGCGGCAAAGGTGTTCGACCAGGCGCAGATTGCCAAGATGAACATCGACAAATGGTATCCTGCCGTTGTCGCGCCATTGCGCGAACAGCGGTCAAAGATTGTGAACCGACTTGACGAGTTGACCAAGATAATGAGCAAGGAAGCCAACAGCGATTTCAAGATTGCTCAGGTTCTCAACTGGCTCGATGAAGTTGATTCCGAAATCTTCGACTTTGTTGGTGTAGAAAACTACGACGCCATCAAGCGTCTCCAGGCTGACGCGCTAGTAGCGCAAGAAAAACTCATTGCCTTGGGCGATTCAATGCGCTTTGATTTGCCAAGTTCTCTCGAGGACCTTGAGTGGGGAACAAGAGTGGAGTATCAGGCTCGCAAGGGTTGGGAATCATTGAAGGGCGTGGGTCTACCCTCATTCCAGGCACGTAAAGAAATCGCCGAAATGGCCACCAACTTTTCACGCCTACAAGAGCCGGCATTCGTCCGTAGTTTGAACAAGTTCATTGGTTCATACACTGGTTTCTTCAAGGCGTACGCTACCGCTACGCCTGGGTTCATTGTACGAAACACGTTGAGCAACACGTTCTCCATTGTCGCCGCAGGTGCTAGCCCCAAGGCTATGGCAGATGGACTCGGTGTATTCCGCGAATGGCGCCAGGCACTAAAGAGTAACTCGGTTGATACATGGTTGTCGTCGATGAAGCCCGCCCGTCGACAGATGGTTGAACTCGCCATTAAGTCGATGGACGCTAGCGGTTACGGTCGAGTTGGTGAAGCCTTCTCGATGTGGCGACCTGGTCGCAAGTGGCTGGTAGACAACAGGTACATCGGGGCATTCCGTTCCGCCAACTCAGTCGCAGAAGATTCTGCTCGATTCATTCTGGCTTGGGACAGCGTCGCTCGTGGCGCCGACTTCGACACTGCGGTTGCCCGCGTCAAGCGATACTTGTTCGACTACCAGAACGTAAGCACAGCAGACGAAGTGTTGCGTTCAATCATTCCGTTCTGGTTCTGGATGTCGCGCAACCTCCCGCTCCAGTTGACGAATCAGTGGATGAATCCCAAGGCTTATGTCATCTACAAGAACTTCACCGAAGCGATTGCTTCGGATGAAGAGGAAGACCCGTTGCTTCCTTCGTGGATGCGCGAGCAGGGTGCTGTGCGCCTGGGCGGCGATACCTATCTGTCGATGGACCTTGGATTCAACAGAGTTCAGGAACAACTCAAGGAGTTAGGTGAACCTTCGCGCCTCATGTCGTATGTCAACCCCGCGCTTCGTCTCCCTGTTGAGTTGATGGGCGGGCGCAAGTTGTATAGCAACGTACCGTTCTCCGACAGAGGGCAGACGGCTATGGGTGGACCAGTATCTGGTGCTGTTCAGGCGTTGGCCGAACTGCTTGGGCAGTCGGCCGTCACGCCAGAGGGACAACTTGGTGTCAGCGACAAGTTTAACTACGCACTGAGGAACTTGGTTCCACCGCTTGCGCAGGCTGAGCGTCTCGTCCCGTCGACGGAGTACGGACAGCAGGCACAACTCAGTAGCATTCTGGGATACCTTGGTGTGCCCGTGCGAGAGGTGACGCCAATGATGCGCGAAGCGGAATCGCGTCGACAGTTGAGAGAGCAACAGGGAGGACAGTGATGTTCTGGCGAGGCAAGAAGAAATACACTGGTTATGACGGCGACGCAAAGGGTCGCCGTGCTGGAACCAGCAAGTTGATTCAGTGGATTCTGTTCCTCAACGCTGGCAAGTTCCGCAACTTGGGTTCGTGGGGTGTGCGTGACATGCGAGGGAAGCCGGGACACCCAAGCGTCCACAGTACGGGGCGGGCGTTCGACATCGGCTTCAAGAACTACGAAGATGCTTGCGCTCTCATCGACTTTCTCGTGAGGAACTGGGAAGCACTCGGCATCGAGATGGTTGCCGACTACTATCCGCGCCCGTTCGGCAGAACGTGGCGCGTAGATAGGCAGGGGTGGAAGGTCTACGACAAGAAGACGATTGCTGGCGCACCTGGTGGCAAGTGGATTCATGTCGAGGTCTCGCCCGAAGTGGCCGACGATGCGGCCTACTTCGACGAGGTGTTCAAGTGCTTGCTTGCCCCAGCGAAGGGGCACACGCCTTACTGAGTTTCGTCCATCGCAATCGTCAGCGACCTGGCGAGAATGTGGATGATGCCCATGAGTTCAAGCAACGACGACATGTTGCCTCGGCAAGCGTCGTCGTACATCTCCATGAATTCAACAGCGCCGTCGTGTGAGACAGTCAGGCTCACCTCGTAGTAGGTGTTGGCATCCTCGACAATCTTCTCGGCTCGAGCCTGGAGTTCAGCGATGTCATCGGGGCTAATGCCATCGAACTCACTCATCGCGCATGCCGTCTTTCTCAAGGAAGGACTGGCGGATAACACTGACGGCATCATCGATGGCGCGCACACGAGAGAACGGCATGCCACGAGAAATCATTTCAGCCTTGACATTCTTCAGGCACTTCATGACCTGGTAGTAGTCATCCTTCTTCATTGGTTTCCCCAGTGATAGTCATTTCTGCGTGGAGTTTGGCGGCCATGTCGGCAATCACTTCGACTGCCTTGTCGTCTTGTTTGATGAGATAAATCCAGATAGCCATAGACAGTGCGGCTACGTGCGCTAGGTCAATCTCTTCAATCTTCGGTTCGTCACTCATCTTTCAACTCCAGTTCGAATGTTTCCATGAATAGCATTTCTGAGATAACGGCGTAGCCAACGAGGTCCATCCATGTGTCGATGAGTGACTCGTTCGATGGCTTGGCCCCAGAGGTAACCAGCGTGTCGAGTCGAGCCAACTTGTCGCAGATGCGGATGGCGATACCCACATGGCCGAAGGCCATGATGTTGCCGTGCCCATAGTCTCGTTGCTTGCGCACGAGCAGGTCAACCATCTCGTCTTTATCCCACTGCTTCTGCGACTTGAGTTCACCGATGGCATGATGTGCGATGTCGATGATGTCGAGGCGGGGGATTTCGTTACGGTCACGAACTGCCTTGGCGAGTGTCTTGGCGTACGATTTCAGATGGCCGTAGTTGGCGTGGGCTGGTGCGCACAGCGTCGACCATTCGTCGACGATGGCTTCAGCCGCTTCTTCCCAGTAATCAAACATCTTGTACCTCAGATTGATGGAGTGGTTGACGAGCAGTTTGCGCTGTAGTTCTGCCATCGCCCTGCGACTGAGTCGCCAGGCGTGTGGCTTGCTGACCTTTAGCCTAGCCCCGAGTTTGCTGTAGGACAGCCCCTCGTAGAACACTGCCTCCACGCATGTGCGACTCATGGGGTCAAGCGATTCGATGGCTTCCTGTACGGCAAGGATGTGTTCCTTGTTGCCATCGGTGATGAAGTCGCCCCACTGGAGTAGTGCTTCTGTTTCATTGGTTGGCCGTGAGGCCATGCGGTCGGGGTCAAATCCTAGAATCATAATCGGGATTGATGAGAAGGTCGGTGACTTGGTCTGGCATGAGCAGGTAACCACGAGCGTGGTTGTCGCCCTTGTACCCGAACACGCGTATCTCGAGCGCGTCTTTGTGTGTGTCGATGTACCGCTTCAGTCGCTCGACTGACACGATGGTGAACGCACCATCGAGGTTGTACTGGTACACCCACCACTTGGCTTCGGTAACCATGAGGCCCGATGGCTTCCAGCCTCGGCCTCGTGGGTTCTGCTCAACCTCTACGACCATGCGACCGTTGCGGTAGCGGTCGGTCTTGACCTCGAGGTGGCCAGACGAAATGTCGTCGAGGAACTGCTTGACGAGTTCCTCTCCGACCTGACCGTACTTAAGGTCTTCGGTGAAGTTGGGGCGTGAGATGTCGTATGCGCTAGTCATGCCTTGATTCCTGTCACCTTGACGACCTGGCTGTCGTCTCGCCATGCCACACCGTTGAGCGCATCGAGGATTGTCTTGACGTAGTTGTCGATGTCGCCACGCAACTTGCTCTTCGTCTCAAGGTCAACTCTTTCGACGATGATGGCAGTGCCTTGTGTATCGACGACAATGTGGACGGCAATCTCACCCTCGAACATGGGACCGTCCCATGCGTCAGCGATTTCTTTCTCAGCCTTGACTGTCTTGGCTGGTGTGTAGGCGATGCTACGCCCGCCACGCTGAACAACACGTGGGCGTTCTTTGGCGTGTGGTCTACCTTCTATGAAGACTGAATGGGACCGTACGCTCGAACCAGCAACTTCTCCAGTTCGACCATGCCCGACTGCCCTCTTACCAGATACTTTCCCCATCGTAAATCAGCGTCCTCCAAGATTCGTAGCGCATCGGCTGGGTTGAGATTTGACTTCTTACATTCATAGGCCAGGTGCGTCATAGTTGTCGACCTGTCCCGTCCTTCGAGTGGGCCGTGACGAAAGATGGCACGACCCGTTGGCGTGAGCAGATAGATGCTCGACAGCAGGTCCGCACTCGGCTCACCGTATTCAACTTGCTGTGGCTTGGGTGGGACATACAGGCCAGCGACATGTGTGATGATGTCCGCAGGCACACGCCTGCTCATGGCGTTGTGTAGGAACCAATCAATGGCAACCTCGTTGCCGTCCCTATCAACCATCACACGCTGACCAGAGCCGACCTTGGGGTACGGCAGGCGCACATAGTTGCCGACCTGCCCCTGGGACAACTCCTCTTGCTTGGGGTTGACTTCCTTCGGGTTGAGTTCCGTAACCACATGGGCGGCCAGGAACATGCGGCGCATGAGATGCGCCTCGATGAGTTCATCAGTGAACACCCACACATGGTAACCACGCCGTGTCCGCTCGACCCATGATGTCACGCCGACAGTGTCGAACGCATCGTGTAGTAGCCATGCGTCTTGCGGTCCATCGTAGTCGATGTCGGTACAACCCCACACGCACAGCGTCTTGCCGGACTTGGTGACGCAGGGGTACACGCCGATGTGCGGGCCATCGGTCAGGTGCTCACGGAAGTGCTGGCGCGTCAGTGCTTCACGCACACAGCCACCTTCCCACGACCCGTAGCAGTCACCCCGTCCCCTGAACAGGGTCACGAAGTCGTCTACGAGTTGCTCAGTAATCACCACGCACCTCTCTCAAGAACTGAGAAGGGAGTTCGCCATCACGAAGACGAGCGAGTCGGCCAGTGCCCTGTTCAATCTCGAAGTCGATGTCATCGAGCAGGTTGCCAGCGGGTCGCTTGTTCTTCACGAGGTTCAGTGTAAGGGTGTGAGCGTGGATACGGGCATCGTATCGGAGTCCATCGAGTTGTTCCATCATGCGCTCGGACACGCTGGACTTGTCCAACTTGGCTTCGAGTTCACGAATCTGCGATTCAATCTCGAACCGCTTGCGACGTACACCGATGATGTGAGTGGCCTGCTGTTCGCCACCGAACGAGCCAGACGAGATGGTCATGCGTCGACCGTCGGCACCAGACGAACGAGATGTCTGATGGAGAACGAGCAACGGCACATCGTGGCGACGGCCCCACGCCTTGAGCGTGTTGGCCTTCGATGGCACGTCCTCACCACCACCCTGTAGCAGTTCGAGGTAGTCGAACACCACGAGGTCAGGCTTCTGCCCCCACACATCACACACCTCGCCCATCGCCTTCTCCATGTCGGACAACGACATGGGCTGGTCGAACACGGCGAGGCCGGGGAAGTAGTCGGTGGCTGTCTCACGAAGCAGGTCGATGGCTTGCGTGTCGTCTTGCGCAACTGCGCGCTCGAGGTCGTACGCATTCACGCCATGAACGACACACGCCAACTTGATGAGCACAAGTGTGCGCGGTTCGTCGGGGACGAAGTACACGACATTCTTGTTCTTGTTGGCTCGCAACATTTCCAACAGCGTGAGTGTCTTGCCTGAGTGGGAGTAACCAATGAGGAGAGTCATCTCGCCAGGGGCGATGCCACGCATCTGGTCGTCGAGGTCAGCGAAGCCCGTGTAGATACGCTCGTGCGGTGACTGTGCCCAGCGCACGAACTCATGGGCCGCTTCATCGAGCGGTCGATAGTAGTGGCGTTGCCGTGTGGCTTCGACTGCTTTCTCCACTGGCGTTGAGGGGAGAGGCTCTTCGCCCCTCCCCAACATCGCCCACCGAGACGCTAGGTCTTCGGCTTGAATGGTCATGCGTTACCCTTCGGGGGCCAGAACGCCGCAGGCTCGACACCTTCGGGTGCGTCAGCCTGCTTGAACCAGGGACGCTTGGTTCCGATGGCGGTGTCACGGTTATCCCACACACGCCCGACGCCAGCCTTGGCACACGCCGACAGCAACCACTTCGGCAGGTCGCCATGCTGTTTGCCAGCGACAGCGAGGTCGCCGGTGACGGGTGCTGTGGTGACAGTGAACTGACTCGCTGGCTTGCTGTAGGTGTTAGGTGCGGTCACTTCGGTAGCACCGGGGAACGCGCTCTTCACCATGTCGGTTGCGTGAGCCTTCATCAGGGCTTCACTCACTGCGTCGAATGCGGTCAACCACTCGGCCACATTCTTCGTCGTGTCCTCAGTCTTGATGATGAGTTCAGCCGCAATCTTTGCGGCCACCTGAGTAACGATTGACTGGTCCTTGCTAATCATCATTCGCCTCCTGGCGTAATGTCGTTGGGTGACAGTTTACTGCCCTTACAGATTGACCACCATGAACACCAGACATCACTACACAAGTAGTGCGTGTCATTCTTGGGCCATGATGAGTCAGTACCGAGCAACAACGCTGTCCGCACAAGCGGACGAACGATGTCTCGTAGCCACTCGGTGTGGCTTTCGTTGCGGTGAACAGGCACAACTTGTGCCTTACCACTACGAACTAGAACGCCGTAGTTGAATGTGACTGGGTAATCCAGCCAGCCCATAGCAACCGAAGCGGCCGAGTACATCGTTGGCTGTACCGCCTGTGATTGCTTCTCCTTGGCGTTGTACTTGCGTCCTGCGGTCTTCCAATCCCACAGGCTCGACTTCGTGACGAGGTCAATGGTTCCCTTTCCGTAGACCGTGACGGTCTGTCCGATGGTTGGGTCGTCGAACTTGTCGAGTTCGAATGAGAACTCCTTCTCGACGGCGACAACCTCGTCGAGCGTAGGTGCGATGTTCTTCTCCCACTCCGACATCAGTTCGATGACATGGTCGTGGAGTTCCTCGTCGCTGTACTTGGTGCGCATGAACGGCTCCTTCAGCAGGTCGTTCAGTGTCTCGTGCGCAACACCAACACCGCCCATTCCATGAACAAGTATCTGTGCGATACCAGCATGAACGGCGGTGCCGAGAATGGTTGCGTCGTTTGGCTTCGACCACTCGGGACGAACGATGGCCTGACGGCCACGCTCGCCACACATCATGGCATCATTTATCCACGACTGTCTGATATAGACATCGATGCCGTGCTCTCGTTGTTCAACTCTCACTTCTTTCCTTTCGTTGTTTGGCTCGTTCGTTCAGTTTGGAAACATGCGCGCGCGTGGCTTCGATGCCCCACATCAGACGACAGTAGGCCCGTACTTGCTGGCCCGTCCAACCGTCCTCGTACATCTGCTCGATGTGGCGCAACTGACCAGGCGAGAACTTGCGCCTGGTCTGCCATAGTACAGGCGTGGAGCCTTCGGCGACACGCGACTCGTATGCGACGACATCATCGTGGAGCATGGTCTGAAACTCCAACAGACGCAGTAAGTCTGACGGCATCCAGGGTTGACCGATGCCGAGTTCTTCGACAAGTCGCTTGACCATGAACGAGTCACGGCCCCAGTCTTTCATGACTTCGACAGGTTTGTCGATGACGACATCGCAAAGGCATTCACTGTCGTGGCCTTTGGTTCCGCACGATGTCGGCGGAAACTGTTCAAACATTTCTTCTCCTTGTACTAGAAGTACTGAACCCCGGCCCCTTGAGGGGACCGGGGTTACAGTAGGGGGTGGCTCGCTTCGCTCGCAGTTTACAACTGCCTGTCGATGTATGTCTACACCCTCCAAGGATGCCAGCCGTTGTTGTTCTTGGCTGTCGAGTAGGCGTGAATGGCTACGCCTGCGCGCAGGTTCACGGCGGGGTCGAACAACTGGTCACAGGATACCAGCACACCCTGGCTTTGTAGCCACCCGATGTCGCCGGGAAAGCGTGGCTCGCACCAGAACCCGTTGATTTGTAGCAGTCCCCGTGACCCACCGTTCGGGTCGGTGGGATTGTACGAGTCGTGGTTACATCGAGACTCTCGGTACATGATGGACACCAGGGTCTCGATGGTCTCCCGTTCGGCAGGCCAGCCAGCCTGTACCGCCAGGGGCACCCACTCTTGGCAGGGCGTGTCAGGCCCGACCAATGCCGGCAGGCTTGGGGAGGGGACGCTCTCAACATCTGCCCGGATACGGGCCTGTGTGGTCACAGGAGCCACGATGAGTGGCTCGTAGACCGTAGACATGGGCACAAGGGTGGGCGGGTCGTAAGAGCGAGGCTCGCACGACAGCCCGGCCAGCGCCAGGACGGCGACAAACAGAACATTTCCAATCCAGAATGGTCTCATGATTTATCCTTCCAACGATGGTTGACTTCCTTCATCTTCTTGCCACCGCCAGTGTGGCGGTTACAGAAGGGTGTTTCCAGTAGTGGCACATGGGTGGTGACCCTGCCCCCACATTCAGGGCAGAGCCACCGCTTCACATGCTGTCCGTCAGAACGGCTCATTACCAACTGGCTCAGGCACGAAGAACGGAATGAGAGCGAGCGACTCGATGTGCTCGGTCAACATCTCCCGTACTTCGAGCGGTAACTCGGCAGATGAGAACGCCTCCTCTGTCCAGTTGTCGTACACATACTCAGGGCGGACATCGAAGTCGATGCGTGTATCACGGCAGTTGCCATGCTCATCGAAGTCGATGGTCACCACTGGTCGCACGACCAGCGAATAGCGATACGGTTTCACTGTTCCTCCTCGTCGAAGATTGCGGTGAGCAATCTGCTTGCGGCTTTCTGTGCGATAGCACGAGCATCGTGGCGGTCATTGGCTGGCAGTTCCTGCTGTGCCTTGCGCAGTCCAGCAATCACCTCGGTGAAGTAACCCTCGCCGATGTCGGGGAACTCTTCGAGAGTCTTGCCCGGCATCTGTACGGCAACGGCTTCCTTGCCCCTGCTCATGTGAAGCATGATACGGATACGCTTCTTCGGCTCGTCACCGCTTGGCTCGAGCGTGTCCTTGTCGATGACAGTGATTCAGCCATACATGAGAAGCATGACCTCGGCATCGGAGATGTCAGATGTCATGGCAACCGCAACGGGTAGCAACTGATAGGGGTCGTCGAGAGTTTCGAGTTGACCCCACTCTCTGTTGGTTGTGCTTCGCACCCACATGGACGCTGGCATCTCCTGTTCTGACCAGTTGCTTTCGTGTGCTGTCACGATGAATGCGTTGAATAGTTCACTGTTCTTCATGTTGTTTCCTTTCGTTAGTCGACGATGATGTCGAGGATTTGACGCTGGACTGATGCGAGTGTGGCAAGTTCGGCGAGAGCCGCTTTGCCGATGGTCGAGTCGGGGCCACGACTGAGAGCCTTGTTGTTCAGGTTATCAATCGCAATACCGATGGTCTTATGAAGAGCGCTCAACTCTTCGAATGTCAGGTCGAGTTCGTACACGGGTGTCATCTTTCCTCCTCTCACTTACTCAAAGCCTTGCGAGCAGGCTTGTATCCAGAGCAGTAGCACGAGCCGTAGTCCTTCTCGCAGAAGATACAGCAACCGCAATCATAGCAGTGACCCATCTCGGCGACACGCTCGCTATCAGAGCCGAGGTTGGCATCGCAGGTGGGGCAGTAGAAGTAGCGGTCGAAGTCACGGTAATCGTTGCCAGTCTGAACCCAGCCACGCCGTTCGTTCCACTCGTACACCATGCCATCGTCATCGACCCACACATTCGAGTATGCGAAGTCATCGTCGTCAAGGAAGTCATCGCTCGGCGTGACACCCTTGCTTGTCGATGGCGTGGAATAGTAGCGGTACGACTGCGCATACCACTCGTACTTGTATGAGTTGTTGGAATACCACACGCCGTGGTCCCAGTGACCGGCGGTTTCGTTGACGATGTACACAGGCTTGGCTAGTTGCTTGCTGGTCGATAGGACAACCAACTTGGAACCAGTCGCAAACTTCTCCAGTTCGGCGAAGTTCTCCTTGTTGTCAAGCACATCGGCAACACCGAGTTCAGGCAACCATTCCTCTGCGAACTGACGAGTGTCCGACTTGCCGTCCTTCTCCTCAATGGGGAGCATGCCGTTGTGGCCGAGGACAATGCCCTCGTCGACGACAAACGGGTGACAGTTGTCGATGCTCGTCTTGCCATGCGTAGTGATACGCAGATGGAACATGGCGTGTGCTTTGGGATACTCGGCACGGAGGTCATGGAACAGACCGATGGTATCTTCGAGGTCCATCGAACGGTGATGAATGACCTTGTTACCAACGGCGAGGGCAAAGCCGAAGCCGTCAGGATTGTTGGCCCCTGCTGTACGCAGATGCTTCTTGCTCGGCGTCGAACCGGGGCGAGCGTAGATGAGTAGACACATAATTGTTTCCTTTCAGATTGTTGATGTTATGAGTTGATAGGAACCTATCAGGCGACGCCACGCGTACGCATGAGAGGGACGAGGTCGGGGTACTTGTCTGACTGCGACTCCGACCATGCGGTGAACTCAGTCCAATCAAGTGCTCGCTTAGACACGGCATCGTTGGCGGTGATGTCCTTCGTGTACTGCCACAGCGCATGGCTGTACTGAATGATGCCCTTGACGGTGGCAGGACGCAGGCTTGAGCGGAAGTAACGCAACTCTACGGTGGCCGATGGCTGAATGTTCACTGCCACATAGCGGTCGTAGTTGGTCATCTGCCCCTTGGCCATAGCGATGCGGTTATCGCCGGGCATCTTGCCGAACTTGGCATAGGTTGATGAGCGACCAGCGAACCGCCTGATGGCCTCCTGATTACGGTCATGGAAAGTCATGAACTTGTACAGGTGCGAGCCAGCAGAGAACGAGTTCTTGCTGATGTGAACATGAATGCCAGTGTCACGGTTGGTCCATGCGTTCATGCCGAACTCGGACAGGCGACGCAACTTCTCGAACGGGAACATCTCCAAGTGGACACGATAGTCCGCAGGGTGCGTCACGATTTCGAAGCCGTTGATACTGCCGTCCTCTTTGAGCACGAGGTACTCGTCTTCGATACCTTCGAGGAAGAACTCGGCCGCATCGTTGAGACGGTCTTCGTCTCTGATGTTGGTCTCCACTTCGAGTCCGATGTACGGGTGGTTGCGATGTACGCGATGACGAACGACACCGTTCACAGACCACGAACGGAATGTGAGGTTGTTCACCGTGTGATGGTACGACTGAATGAGATGAGTGCGAGTGTGACCACGATAGCAGTCCATGTCGTTACAGTAGTACTCATCGTATCGGTCGGAGTAGTTCATGTCCTCGTAGTGAAGACGAGTACCGCACGAACCGCAGGTGCGAGCGTCCTCGTTGATACATGAACGACAGATGGTGTCGCTCTCCCAATCGTTGAGTGAGTCGAGCCACGATGCCGGGAACACATCGGAACACCAATCGCACACGCCCGACTCATCCTCGTGGAAGTACAGCGTGATGCGACCGTACACATTCTGCCGTGTCTCGTCGATGTAAGTGCGCTCACTGCGACGCAAGTCGTACACATCGACATTGACGGTGAGTGCGATGTCCTCGGGTATCAGTTCCCGTGTCTCGAAACAGAGAACCATCACTGTCTCGTCGTCGGGTACTTCGACATCGGGAACGAAGTCGTTTGATGAAGTCATGTCTAGCCTTTCATGTTATTGCGTGTTCCTCACACGCAGACAACACACGAGTGATAGGAACCTATCAACCGTGTGCTCTCTGCGTGGCACGAGACTCATCTCGTGACCACGCTCGCACTAGAACAGTGCGATTTCCTGGTTGCGTTGGACGAACCACTGCGCCAGCATCGTTCCGTTCACACGGAAGTCACGCTGTTCGCAGAAGCCGAGCAACTCATCAAGTGCGAGAGCAAACTCAATGGCCTGCTCTGTATCTAGGGCGACACGAACAACGATGTCCGTGCCAACCTCCTCATCGCTGTACACATTCAGCGACACGACTGACTCGTTGTACCGGCGCATCACGCCACCATTTCCTTCGTGAACTGGTGGACATTGCCAACGCTCTCCGACTCCTTGCGGAAACGGTCGGCGATGTGGTACGACAAGATGATGTCGTTGTATTCCGACCAGTACAGAGTGTCCTGTTCGGGTTCCTCGTCCCAACGAGGGACGAACTTGCTACGGCAATTGCGCTTGCTCATTTGATTTCCTCTTTCACTTGGTTTCTTTGGGCTTGCTGATACGACGAACGGCGACAGAGAAACGCCGTGTGATGCGACGGCGACGGGGCATTTCTACCCATTCCTCTCCGTCGAAGACGAGAAGCGGAACGCTCTCGTCGATGATGAACCTGCTCATGTGATTTCCTTTCTTCTACTCGGTGAAGAAGTCCACACGACCGAACACATGGGGGTCGTGCTCGAAGTGGATGTCGTGGATAGTGCGAACATCAGCCTCGCTGATTTCGCCATGCCGAACAGCGTCCTTGAAACGCCGTCCATCGGGGTACACAACGACGAGCGAGTAGAACTCGCCACGCCGTGTTACCTCGTAGTTGATGATGTCCATGATTTCCTTTCGGTACGCCTGTCTCATCAGGTGTGGTAGGCGAACTCCACACAACGCCTCACGGCGTTTCGACTGTTGATAGGACTCTATCAACCGATGTTGGTGTGGAAAGACTCTCCGTTGCGCAACTTGCGAATGAGAGCCTTCTCGTGCTTGGGCAACGCACGGAACTCTGGTGTGCTCATGAGAGCGTCGTACGCCTTGCGTGTCGTCGCGTTGATGGTGCGCTTGCCCGAGACAACAGGCTCACGCTTGCTCTTGGTCGAAGCGGAAGCGACACGCTGACGCACATCGTCCACGCAGTCAAAGTCACGCAGGCTGTAACCGATTTCCTGCGCCTTCATCATCGCACCAATGTATTGGCGAATGGTCGTCTCCGAGTGCGGACGAACACGCTTCTTCTTGGCGTATTCCTCGCTGTCCTTCGACGCTTGGCGAGCGTATGCGCTGGCGTTGCCCTTCCAACGCTTGCGACACTCTTCGCCAGCGTTCCACCAGCCTCGCAACTCGGTGAGTTGTCCAGCGTCGATGAGCACTTGGTGCTGGTCGTAATTGGTCTTGCCGAGAGGCGTCTCGGTGCGTTCCTTGCCACGAATGGTTATCTGTTCTCCTGTTGATGAGTTGATAGCCGACTATCAACTCGTTGGTTTGATGTGATAGGCCCGCACTAGATGTGATGTGCGAACCGAGTAGCCAGCGACGCATGGTTACTGGTTCCTCTACCCTATGTTGGCACGGGAAATCCAGGTATTGGCCCAGGTCAGGCCAAGTGTCCGAGTGGTATGGTTCGACGACAAAGTAGAAGGGGGGCGCAGGGGGGGGTGCCGTGCGACGAGCAAGAGGAGTCCCTCAGGCCAGAGCCAAATCCACTCGCTGGGGATACCCCCTGTGGATAACTAGCGGTAGCCCGAGGCCGCCAGTGGCGTTCTATTGACTATGCAGGGCTTATATATGGCAATGGCGACAGAGTACGTACCGCTGAATGGGTCGAATGTCGTCGCCAAATGGAGGTAGTGTTCGTCTTCCCCAACCACATAACCCGTGCTAAAGATATGTCTGTGGGGATGTTTGGAGTTAAGTTCGTACCACTCGTCTTCAATGCTGAAGGAGTCCCACCACTCAATGATGTGAATGGGCGGGGTCTTAAACTCTTCCGACATTATTAGCAATCCCACGCTCTCAACGATTTATTGATTCGACTGTTTGGGTCCCTGGCGGTTCTAGAAGACGTATTCTTTTTCTTCATGCCTTCCATCCTGGCGCAAAAAGATTTGCGACGGGATGCTGCTTCGGGGCTACGCTTTGCTTCAGCCGCTTTTACGGGAGGCTTCAGATTTCCACCTGTAGCCCGATTGTACGAGGCGCGTCCCTTGGCATTAAGCCCACCCTCGGGGTTCTTCCCCTCGGCGCGTGTCCAAGCGGGAGTCTTGGCGGACTTCTTTTTATTGGTCTTGTTGGCGCCCTTCACTTGTCCATGTTCCCACGACGGATGGCGTCCGAAACCTTCTTACGGCGCGTCACGCCAGCGCCAGGATTCCCGACGGACTCTTCCTTGCCGTAACCTTCCGAGTACCGCTTGGACTGGCCCATCTTGACCTTCTTGTCCTTAGGACCGGCCTTCTTCGTAGCCGCCTTCTTGGCGGCCTCGATTCCCTTCTTGGTGTACGGGAACTTCTTTCCTCCAACGGTGGGCATAATCCTGACCATCTTTCTGACTGTCGTCGTTGTTTTTACTGGGATACTGTATTCGGCCATCCGCTCCGCTTTGGCCGAATCAATAGGTGGCCCCTATCCAAGGCGTTACGCGTTACCTTGTGCGCTTGTGAAAGTAACGACGACGACAAAGGGTGATGAGTCTCGAAGAAAACATCCTCGACAGCCGCCAGGAGGAGTACCTCACCTGGCTGTGTACAGCCCCCCAGGAGCGGCAACCCGCCTCGAAGGAGGCGTATGCCGCGAGCCTTGGCGTAAATGTGACCACTCTTCGCCGTTGGGAGAAGAAGGAAGTCTTCCGCAAGAAGTGGCAGGCGAAGGTAGACGAAGTCCAGGGGTCGCCTGAGCGAAGCCAGCGACTCCTAGACACCCTCTACGCCAAGGCGCTCGAGGGCGACATCAAGGCCGCCCAGTTGTACCTCCAGGCGACCAACCGCATGGCCCCGCCCACACTGAATGTGAAGACCGACAAGACGACAGCCGAACTGTCTGACGGCGAACTCGACGACCTGATTGCCGCAATGGCTCAGCGCGAGCGCGAGACGAGGACTCACCTCAAGGCAATGTAACGATGGCCGATTTAGTTGAGTGTCCAAACTGCGGCGAGGAGTACCCGCCACATGCTTGCAGGTGGCGTTGTCCGTACTGCGGTTTGAAAGACTCATGTTGCGAGGGAGAGCCTCGCTTTAGACCAAGGGATGATGACGAATGAGCATTTCGAACTATCTTGAGAACGCACTGCTGGACACTCTGCGCAACCAGTCTTTGGCTATTGCTAACGTGTACCTCAAGTTGCACACTGGTGACCCTGGTGAGGCTGGCACGTCTAACGCCGCTACCGAGACAACCCGTCAGGCTGTCACCTTTAGTGCGGCTAGCGGAGGCTCTATGGCCTCCAGCGCCGCTGTGACTTGGACGAATGTTAGCACGACCGAGACCTATACGCATTGGTCGGCTTGGGACGCCAGCACTAGTGGCAACTGTTTGTGGTCTGGCGCTTTGTCCGCCTCGGCCAGTGTGGCCGCTGGTGACACTTTCCAGATTACTTCGCTGACGCTGACGCTTGACTGATAAGGACCAATAATGGCTAACTATGGAATTAATCCCCCTGGCGGTCGCAGCAAGCCCGTGAAGAAGAAGCCAACGCCGAAGTCGGCTCCTGGTTTCAAGACTGGGCGACCCGTGCCGATGCCTGGTAGTCCTCGTCGCCCCAAGCCCTAGTTTAGGAGTTTAAGTGGCAACCAATTTTCCCACATCGCTAGATGCGTTGACAAACCCCACATCGGGGGACTCGCTTAATAGCCCGTCACATGCTGGTCAGCATGCTGACGCCAATGATGCTATTGAGGCCCTCCAGGCTAAGGTTGGTGTCAATAACTCTGCTGTAACCACCACAATTGATTACAAGTTGCGGAATCTTGATGCTTCGACAATTACGAATGGTTCGTTAACAGCGGCTGTTGTTGACCAGTTGGAAGAGAACTGGAATATTGTTGCCAGCGCGGCTACTGGCACAATTAACTTCGATGTTAAGACCGCCAGTATTTGGTATTACACGAGTAACGCTACGGCGAACCATACGGTGAATGTGCGTGGCGACGGTTCCACCACTCTTTCTAGCCTGCTTGCGGTGGGTGATTCGATTACGGTTGTATGGGCGAATACGAACGGTACGACCGCGTACTATCCCAGTACGTTCCAGGTAGACGGTTCAACCGTCACCCCGAAGTGGCAGGGTGGTACGGCTCCTACGGCTGGTAATGCGTCGGCTATCGACGTGTACACCTATGTGATTGTCAAGACTGCGGCTACTCCGACGTACACGGTGTTCGCTTCTCAGACTCAGTTCAAGTAGGATTTCACTTATGCCGAATATTGGTACGAGGGCGAACGCGGCGGCTCGTGGCTACGGGTTTACGGGTCGTGGGCAGCCGATTACTGTTACTTGGTCGCCTGCTCCTGCTGGTTCACCGTTTACTACTGGTGCGTATTCTGGTGTGAGTTTTACTGCGTCTGCAACTGTGACTGTTTCGGGTGGCCCGAACTTTATTGAGTATGTGGTTGTTGCAGGCGGCGGTGGCGGCGGTTACGGTCGAAGCACAACTATTGCCCCTTCTACGGGAGTAACTACTGGCCCCCACGAAGGTGGCGGTGGTGGTGCTGGCGGGTATCGTGAAGGAACACTTACGGGTGTAACACCTGGCCCGTACACCGTAACTATTGGTGGAGGTGGTGCTGGCGGTGCAGTTGCACCAGCACCAGGGCGCGGTACGGCTGGTTCAGATTCTATGTTCGGCCCCATCCAGTCAACTGGGGGCGGCGGTGGCGGCGGAAGAACAAGCGGCAACAGTTTTCTAAACGGCACCAAAGGCGGTTCTGGCGGTGGTGGGGCTGGCACACGAGTCACTCCCGATGGAGGAAGCCCAACAGAAACTTTGGGAACGGGTGGCGCAGGAAATGAGGGAAACCCGTCCCCGTTACAAGGAAACGCAGGAGCAAACGCAGTAGCAAGCCCCCCATCGAATCAAGGTGGTGGCGGTGGTGGTGCTGGTGCTGTTGGCGGGCCAGGTGCGCCAGGTGGCAACGGAGCAACAACAACGATTACAGGAACACCAGCCACCTATGGTGGTGGCGGCGGTGGTTCGGACGCCAGTCGGCCCGCTGGTGCTGTTCCTGGCGGAACTGGTGGTGGCGGGTCAGGTACTGCTAGCCGCCCCACACCTAGTGGCGGCCCCGTTGCTGGTTCTGCTGGGACAGCGAACACAGGTGGTGGCGGTGGTGGTGTGAATGCTAACCTTGCTCCCGCAGGTTACGCAGGTGGTTCTGGTCGCGTCATCATCAGGTGGTTGACCTAATGGCACACTTCGCACAACTCAACAACAACACCGTCACCCAAATCGTCGTCATCTCTAACGCCGACCTACTTGACGAAAACGGTGTCGAACAAGAAACACTCGGCATCCAAGTCTGCCGCAACATCTTCGGCCCCGACACTAACTGGGCGCAAACCTCATACAACGGCAACTTCCGCAAAAAGTATGCGGGCATCGGTGACGCATACAGTCCCGACGCAAACGTTTTCTACAACCCGAACCCGCCGTACCCGTCATGGACATTGGACGCCAACTACGACTGGCAACCCCCAGTTCCTCATCCGCAGGATGAAAAAGAGTACAAGTGGGATGAGTCCGTGCTACAATGGGTAGAGGTTTTTAACCAAGAACCCCAAGAGTAAGGAACACAGTGAAGCCGTACACCGACATTCCGTTGGTAATGCGAGAACTGTTCGACAAGGAAACTCATTCAACAATTGTTCGTTATGTAAACGAATTTGTTCCGATGTTCCCTTTGTCGGCAGACCGCAGAGAACAGGATGGTCCAGGGAAATTTGGGCGCAGGTACGCTCATAATCTTCCTTTTTTTGTCAGCATTCATCATCAACTCAAAGAGTATGCCAGTGAGATATTCGGCGTTGAAGTTAAACCTTCTTACTCTTTTTTGTCGATGTATGATAAGGGCGGCAAGTGCCCGTTGCACGTCGACCGCCCCCAGTGTCGTTACACGATTGATTATTTGATTCGGCAGGATTCATCGAAGCCGTGGCCGATTAATATCGGACCCCAGATGTCGGATGATGATGTAGCCAAGATTGAAGTTCCGCATCCTGCAACTAAGAAAGAAATCAAGAGCGTCATTGATTCTGTTGATTGGTCCAGTTGCTTATTGAATCCGAATGACGCTGTTTGTTATTCTGGGACCAATGCTTGGCATTACCGCCCAACCGCTAGCGTTGGTGCGGCTGATTTAGTTTTTTTCCATTTCGTACCAAAGGATTTCAGTGGCTCGCTCAATTAAGAAACCAGAAATTAGTTTGAATTTGCCAGCCAAGCCAGACCCCACCAAGGGTGGTGGCGCGTGGCCCCTAGCAATTGACCATGTTGAAAATTGGGCGTGGCAAGAGAACGTGTTTACCCCCGAGGAACTTGATGCAATTATTAGAATTGGCAATGAAACGGAACTCATCAAGGCTTCGACATATGGGGCGGTTCAGTCGGACAAGAACAGAAATTCTTATGTGCAGTTTTTGTTTCCTAATGATTTGACGAATTGGATTTTTGCTCGTTTGACAGATTCTATTAATGCTATCAATAGCCAATTCTTTAAGTTTGATTTAACTGGCATGGAACAGGGTCTTCAGTTTACGAAATACTCTGCGCCTGGCCAGCATTACGATTGGCATGTCGACCGAGGGTTTCTTACGGCGACACGCAAGTTGTCGCTCTCACTTCAACTCAACGACCCTTCTGAGTACAAGGGCGGAGAACTTCAACTGAAGTTTGGCAGGAAAGATGAAACTGTGCGCAAAAGCAAGGGCATGGCTACTTTCTTCCCTTCCTATACTCTTCACCGCGTTAAGCCCGTAACGCAAGGAACTAGATATAGTTTGGTTGCCTGGATTTCTGGGCCACCTTTCAAGTAGGAGGAATAATGGCGGCGCTGTACGATTCAACGGACCTATATGAAAACTCCTCGTACACATACGAGGGGTATCCGTTGCGTACCGCAACTGGTAGCGGAACTGGAACAGATAGCGCCACTGGCGTTCGCGTCCAACTCAGAACAGCAACAGGCGACGGAACTGGAACACAAACCGCAACAGCATTAGTTGTTCGTCTGCGCACAGCCACAGGTTCAGGAACAGGAACACAAACAGCAGACGGTTCCACCGACCATTTCAAAACTGCTAGCGGCTCTGGTGGGGCTACCGCAGGTGACATTGCTATTGGCAAGTTGATTCCGTGTCGTCTGGCTACTGGTTCTGGCACTGGTGGTTCTGATTCGTATGGCGCGTCCGCCCAGTTGCGTACCGCAACAGGCGACGGCCAAGGAACACAATCTGCTAGCGGCTACAAGACCAGCATCCGTACAGCCACAGGTGATGGTAGCGGCACGGACGCGGCGTTTGGTTTCAAGACTGTTATCAAGACAGCATCTGGGTCTGGTACTGGCACATCGTCTGCTAGTGGCATCAAGTTTGTATTCAAGACTGCGACTGGTGCTGGTGGGGCTACGGCTGGCGATTCTGCCAGTGGGTTCACCACGCGACCTCGTACATCGACAGCCAGTGGACTTGGTTCCGCTGTTGCCGTTGGGTTGCACACGCATTTGCGTGGGGCCACAGGCGCTGGTTCAAGCAGCCAGACTGCAATCCGCAATCATATTCACATCCGCGTTACAGCAAGTGGTGGCGCAGGCTCACTTGATGTTGCGCTATGGAAGAATGCGGGAGAATACATGGACCGCGTTATCAGAATGCGTCCAGTTCATGGCCCAGGTTTCCGCAGGAAAGTCAACTACTCCTCCAAGAGATAATCATGGAACTAACAGAACTGCTCAACGAGCGGGAATGGCGGGCCTGCCGAGGCCCGTCTGATGCCAGCATCGACGAACTTGTCGACGCCTTTGCCTACTTCTGCGAGAACCACTGGGCTATCAAGCACCCAGAGCGCGGGCGCATTATGTTCGAACTGCGTGAAGCGCAGTTGGAAACCATCAGGGCATGGATGTCCAATCGCTACAGCGTCGTGCTCAAGGCACGACAGATTGGATTCTCTACACTGGCGGCCGCCTACGCATTTTGGCTAGCATTCTTCTGGCAGGACAGATTTATCGTCATGCTTTCGCGCACAGAGCGCGAAGCGGCCAAGTTGCTCCAGAAGTCAAAGTATGGCTACAAGTTCCTACCCCAGTGGATGAAACAGCGTGGCCCACAGTTGACCTCCGACAATCAGTTGAAGATGACATTCGCCAATGAATCGGCCATTGAGTCACTGCCCTCAGGCAATGACCCCGCTCGTGGTGAATCCGTGTACCTCGTCATTGTCGACGAGATGGCCTTCTTGCCGAACAGCGAGGAAGCCTGGGCTTCCATCGAGCCGATTGCCGATGTCGGCGGTCGGGTCATCTGTCTGTCGACAGCCAACGGGTCGGGTAACTTCTTTCATCATTTGTGGGTGGGTTCCCAAACTGGAACCAACAACTTCAAGGGAATCTTTTGGCCCTGGTCAGCAGGAGACCGCGACAATGATTGGTATGAGGTTAAACAGCGCACTATGCCTTCTTGGCAGTTGCATCAAGAGTATCCACGCAGTCCTGAAGAAGCGTTCATCAAGTCGGGTAATCCTGTTTTCGATGTGGACGCTCTACGCGAACTGGAAGTTCAAGAGCCTCGGCGGGGTTATGTACATGTCCTCTCCCGAAAGAATATCGAATTTCGTGAAACCCAGGATGGGGAGTTTTCTGTTTGGACAGAGCCAGACTACGAAGGAGTTTACGTCGTCGGAGCCGACGTTGCCGAAGGCTTGGCTCACGGCGACTACTCATCGGCTCATGTAATTGATGCCAGGAACCACCAGGTGGTGGCTCACTGGCATGGCCACATCGAGCCAGACCTGTTTGGTGACCTGCTAGCCGAGATTGGCTATTGGTATAACGGGGCACTGCTTGGTGTCGAGAACAACAACCACGGCCTCACCACCCTCAAGGCACTCCAGCGGTACGGCTACAAGAACATCTACCGCACACGCAGGCTCCAGCAGAGGAACCCCGAGGCCACCGAAATCCTGGGCTGGCGCACCACGACAGCCACGAAGCCACTGGCCGTAGACGAACTGGCCGCCGCCGTCCGTGACGGCGACATCGGGCTGGCAGACAAACTGACCATCGAGGAATTAATTACCTTCGTTCGCCAAGCAAATGGCCGCATGAACGGTTCACCTCACGATGACCGGGTCATGTCGTTGGCTATCGGCTGGCAGATGCTCAAGTACGTCTGGCTACCCGAGTACAAAACCGAGGCTCCTGCTCCCAAGTACAGCCTCAATTGGTTCGAAAAGTTCCTGATTAGCGACGATGCACCCTTCGAACGCACCCCAATCGGAGCGTTCAACGTCCGAAATCGTGGGTAACGGCCAGGTTTAATGGTGATGGGTTCTATCAATTGCAAAGAATGCGACAGTACGTTCACCTTCGAGGTCATGCCTCGACGTGGTGCTGTCTGCTTTAAGTGCCACGTCGGAAGTATCCGTCTCGGTTTTAGCCACGGCAAGGAGGACTTTCACGGTCCCACCATTCGTGAGCGCCAGCGCGAACAGGAACGCCAGGCCGCTGAGGCTGGCATCAAGGCCGAACCAGTCGGGAATCGCTGGGTGTAGTTATGTACTGGTGGGTTCCAATTGTCGTTGCCGTTATTGGCGGGCCACTGATGTGGGGGCTTACCAGGTTCGACAGGCGGAATACCCAGCAACACGCAGAGAACCAGCGGGTTCTTCTGCGCATTGAAGGCAAGGTTGACCACATCGATAATCGGCTAGACGAGCACATCGACTACCACCTGAAGGAAGGACTCTAGTGAACTACCGTGACGCACTTAAGCGTGGTGTTGCTACTTTCATTGCTGGCGCTACCGCTAGCCCGTTGACATCAGCCGTCTTCGACGTCTCGTTCTTCAAGGCCGCCGGCATTGCTGGCTTGATTGCCGTGTGGAACTGGATTGCTCGTTTGGCCCAGGCATGGAAGGCTAGCAGTGCCGCGCCTATCGAACTCTGACCTTCTTGCCCGATACCGTCAGCACATCGCCAAGTCGAAGCGGTGGCGGCGTGAGGAGGGATACGACGACACCTGGCGCCGACTCATCGACCTGTACCGTGGCCGTCATTACGACTTCGCCACCGATGAAGACCGACTGCTGGTCAACGTCGCATTCGCAACGGTGAACGTCATCAGCCCCAGCGTGTCGGTCAACTACCCGAAGATTGCCGTTAACGCCCGCAAGCCAGAGGACTCGCCTCGCGCCATCGTGACCGAGGCTGTTGTCAACTACTGGTGGAAGCATTACAAGGTCAAGCCCGAGTTTCGCCGTGCGGTCAAGGACTTCCTTGTCGTTGGACATGCGTGGTTGAAGGTTGGTTATCGCTATGTTGAAGAAGAAGAAGTACCGACTGAGGACGATGCCTCTACTCCTTCAGAAGATAATCTTATCACTCCCACTATCATCGTCCGTGAGGACCGTCCTTTTGTGGAAAGAGTGTCCCCCTTCGACATCTTTGTCGACCCAGACGCAACAAGCGAGCAAGACATGCGCTGGATTGCCCAGCGCCTCCGTCGACCGCTGAAGGAAGTCAAGGCAGACAAGCGGTACAACCGTACCGCGCGTGAGAACTGCTCGCCGTCCTCGACGTCTCGCTATGTTGACGAACCTGACCGCAAGAAGACCTGGGACGAGTCGCACCAGTACGCCGACATCTGGGAGTTCTACGACCTCAAGACTGGCACGATGAGCGTGTTCACCGAAGGTGGAGAGCAGTTCCTCGTCAAGCCCACGAAGATGCCATATGCGTTTGGCCACCCGTTTGTGATGATTCGCAACTACGATGTGCCCGACTACTTCTATCCGCTTGGCGACCTCGAGGCCATCGAGCCGCTTCAGCGTGAACTCAACGAGACACGTACTCAGATGATGAACCACCGTAAGCGGTTCTCTCGCAAGTACTTGTTCCGCGAGTCAGCATTCGACGCGGACGGGCGGTCGGCACTGGAGTCTGACTACGACAACGTAATGGTTCCCGTCGCATCTGACGAGAACATCAACAATGTCGTCGCTCCGTTCCCGGCCGTCATTACGCCTCCCGAGTTCTACAACCAGTCGAACATGATTCAGGCTGATGTCGAACAAATCTCTGGCGTTACAGAGTACCAGCGAGGTGGCCTGCCCGAGATTCGGCGCACGGCCACCGAAGCGGCAATCATGCAGGACGCGGCCAACGCCCGTGCCGCCGACAAGTTGGCAACCATCGAAGGTGTTATTGCCCATGTGGCCGAGCGCCTCGTGGCGCTGGCCCAGCAGTACATGACCGGCGAAGCCGTAGCCCGCGTTGTGGGACGTGATGGTGAACCCATGTGGGTCACCTTCGACCGTGACTTCATTGCTGGGCAGTTCGACTTCGAGGTTGAGGCTGGCTCTACTGCCCCCGTCAATGAGTCGTTCCGTCGACAGATGGCACTCCAGATGGTCGATGCGATGGCCCCGTTCGCCTCCGCTGGCATCATTAACACCCAGCGACTGGCGGCTCATGTCCTCCAGTTCGGCTTTGGCGTGAAGTCTCCCGAAGAATTCCTCCAGGCTCCGCCGCCCCCGATGCCAGAAGAAGGCGGGATGCCGCCCAATGTGGCGGCTCCGCCGATGATGGAACCGCCTGTTGGCGTGGCTGGTGGCCCGATGGGTGGTGGCGAAATCATCGCTCCCCCTGGCGCTTCACCTACCGAATTGAGCGGTGTCGACCCTGCGGTTCTCGCCGCGTTGTCGTCACGCATGGGCATTGGCCTACCAAATCTTGGCCAGTAGGTAACGATACTGACCATTAGATAGAGCAACCCCCGAGGACTCTAGGAGAAACAAGTGAGTAATTTTGATGATGTCCACGAGGACAGCCCCGTCGAGTTCGACGGACAAGTTGCCGAGGTGGACGGGGCCGAAGACATCGATGCCCCGGTTCTCAATGTCGAAGACTTTGCCGACCACTATGTGACGGTCAAGGTAGACGGCGAAGAGGTCCGAGTCCCGTTGTCGGAGGCGGTGGCTGGCTACAGTCGTCAAGCGGACTATACCCGCAAGACGCAGGAGTTGGCCGAGCAACGCCAGCAGTTGCAGTGGGCTTCTGCTATCCAGGCGGCGCTGGAAAACAACCCAGCACAAACCATTGACCTTTTGGCCAACCATTATGGAATCTCCCGAGCGGAAGCGAAGGAGATGGCTGATGAATGGTCGGTTGGTGAAGATGCGTGGGCTGACCCAGTGGAAGCCAAGATGTCCGAACTCGATAAACGTATTCGGGCATTTGAGGAACAGCAGGCTTATGCGAAACTGGAACGAGACATTCAGGCGTTGCAAACCAAATACGGGGAAGACTTCGACTCTCAGGAAGTTGTGGCCGCGGCCTTGGCTCAGGGCACGACAAACCTGGAAGCGGTATTTAAGCAGATTGCTTTTGACCGAGTGTCAGCGAAGGCTGAAGCCGCCAAGCGGCTCGCTTCAGACAAAGCGGCACAAGAGAAAGAAGTAATCGAAGCGAAGCGCAACGCTGGCGTTGTGTCGAGCGGAGGTTCTGCGAAAGCCGCAAAGGAAGAGGTCGGACCCATCCGTTCAATCTCTGACGCATGGAATGCCGCGAAGCGGCAGTACGGCGTCTCCTAAACCCTAAGGAGCAACAATGGCTGGCAATGCCAATTTTGATGCGTTGCTGTCAACGACCCTTGCGAACTACCGCAAGCAGTTGACGGACAACGTCTTTACCGCACGTCCCCTCACCTTCTTCCTCATGGACAAGGGCCGCATCCGTATGCTGGATGGCGGCACGAAGATTGTCGAACCGCTTATCTACGGTCAGAACTCGACCGTTGCTTCGTACGCTGGTTACGACACCATCTCCTTGACCCCGCAGGAAGGAATGACTGCGGCCGAGTACGACTGGAAGCAGTACGCTGTCTCCATCGCCATCTCGGGTATCGAGGAAGCCAAGAACAACGGCGAGCAGGCCATCATCAACCTGCTTGAGGCCAAGATTATGCAGGCTGAGGAGTCCCTCAAGGAGGGCTTCAACCAGATGTTCTTCGGCAACGGCACCGGCAACTCGAGCAAGAACTGGAACGGCCTGGGTAACCTGGTTTCGTCAGTCGGCACCGTCGGTGGCATCAACCGCGCCACCGCAGGTAACGAGTGGTGGCGCTCGTACGTGAACGCCAACGCTGGCGCTCTCACGCTTGGCAAGATGACCACGGCCTACAACACCGTCTCGGTTGGCAACGACCACCCGGACATGGTGCTGACCAGCCAGGCGCTGTTCGAGAAGTACGAGTCGCTTCTCACCCCGCAGTTGCGCTACACCGACACGAAGACGGCTGACGCTGGCTTCCAGAACCTGCTGTTCAAGGCCGCTCCGGTGGTCTACGACGTGCACTGCCCGAGCGACTACATGTACTTCCTCAACAGCAAGTACATTACGCTCGTCGGTCACACCGGCAAGTGGTTTGCTCAGACCGACTTTGCTCGTCCTGAGAACATGGATGCGCGCTACGCGCTCATCATGTGCTACGGCAACCTGACCCTCCGCAACGCGGAGAAGCAGGGTGTCATCACCGACGCTACTGCCTGATAAAAGCAATTAAGCGGTCCGTCACTGGGACGCCAGTGGCGGGCCGCTTTTTTCATGGTAACGAACCAGCCTTCTAGTGATGGCTGGAAAACCTGTTTACTCATACTATGGCGAGTCAGCCATGCGCGGCTCGCGGCCTTTTGACCTGGCTTCGGCCAAGGAAGCGCCCCCAGGCGGGATGCCTTTTGTTGGGCATACCCGCTGTATTGCCAATAACGAGACCTGCCAGGGAGCGAGGGCAAAGGGTACCGACTACTGCATCGGTCACCTGCGTCAGATGCTGAAGGAGAAACCCGATGAATCTGGCTGACATTCGTAGCAAGGTGCGGTCGATTACCGACCTCGACACGACAGACCTTCCTGACGCTCTTCTGGACATGTACGCCAAGGACGGCTACGAGCGCATGATTGCGCTCGAGCGCCGTTGGCCGTTCTTCCAGAAGTCCTACTCGCTGTCCACTGTTGCCAATCAGAGGGAGTACGCCGTCTCGTCCATTGGGACTGGAGATGTGCTGGAGATTACCTCGATTGTCGATACCACCAATGGTGGACAGCGACTCACGCTGATTGCCCACGAGGATGCCGAGTCAGTATGGAACGGCTCGTCCGACCTGACGGGTCGGCCTCTGCACTTCTCGTTCTGGGAAGGCAATATCCACTTGTGGCCTAAGCCCAATGCCGTATACGCGCTGTCGTTGCGTGGCTATCGCAAGCCAATCGATTGGACAGCCAACACGTCGACACAGATTGACGCAGACAGTCGGTTGCACCAGGCAATTGTTTACTACGTGGTGGCCCAGACTTACCAACTTCAGGAGGACGTCGAACTCGCAACCTTCTACCGCAACTCATTTGATGAAGCCGTCCGCCTGGTCGCGGGCGACATCATGCGTCCGTCTTCGCACCGTCCGCTCATCCTCAGCGGCTCACGATTCCACGAGACGCAAGATGGCTGGCAGTACCCCGTCTACTACTGATGATTCAGACAATCGTTGTCAACGACTTCACGGGTGGTTTGAACTACCGCGCTGACGCATTTCAGTTGGCGGACAATGAATCGCCAGACATGCAGAATGTCGACGTCGACCCCCGTGGAGGTTTCTCGTCTCGCGGTGGCATCGTTGACTACGGTACTTCAGCGGTGGGTGGAGCAACGGCTGGGGCATTCACGCCCCGCCGTTTGTTTGCTTGGGACGGGGCAAGCAAGCACTTGATGATTGCGGCCAACGATAAAGTATTCTGGACGGCAGACGGCACAATCTCTGCTTCGATTAGTGACAGCGACAATCCGCTTGGCGCTTCGTTTTCTTCCTGGGCTGTCGGCGCAAACTCGTACGTGTACATTGCTTGCGGCCACAGCAACTCGTGCAAGCGTTGGAATGGTTCGACTACGACGACATTGACGAACAGCGGGACATCCGCATGGCAGGATTCGTACGCATCACCCACTGGGACGCACATGCCACGCGCCAATCTTATCGCAACGCACCTAGACAGAGTGTGGGTTGCCGATGTGAAAGAGGGGTCAACTGTCTACCCAAACCGCATTCGATTTTCGCACCCAGGATTTGCTGAGTCGTGGCGCGAACTGGATTACATTGATGTGACGCAGGGTGGTTCTGGCATAACCGCTATTGTTCCCTTCGGCGACCAGTTGCTTATCTTCAAGAAGCGAGCAGTGTTTGCGCTTCTTGGATACGACGAGGAAACATTCCAGTTAGTTCCGTTGACAACTGAAGTCGGAGCCGTCAACGCACAATGCGTTGCGGCTACCGAACAAGGCGTGTTCTTCTTTTCTTGGCCAGACGGTTTATTTGTATACAACGGGTCGGCGTTCACCGATTTGTTCGCACCGTTGCGTCCACTTCTTCAGACTGGCGAAATTACCGAAACATCAATGGGTGGCGTGTATGTGTCGTGGTGTGACCGCCGAGTGTTTGTGTCGATGCCGATTGGCGTGGACCCAAATGACATCGAGACCTACAACCAGGCTGGCCTAACATACGACAACGCGGACACCAAGTATGGCGGTAGCACGAGAGCAACGACACCAACTGCCACATTCGTATGGGACGCTACCATTAAAGAAGGTGGCTCGTGGACAAAGTACGTCACTGGCGACGGATACGGTTATGGGCCGTGCGTTGATTTCGTGCAGTCCACCGGCAAGCGCATTCCCGTAATGGCGCATGTGTATCGTCCCGCTATTGTAGAAATCGACAAGGTCAATATTCATGTCGATACCATTCGTGGGACTGACTACACTTTTGATGCTTACTACTACACCAAGTGGCAGGATGCTGGCTCGACATCAGCAAAGAAGTTCTGGCGTAGACCAGAGATGGTCGTGCGCCAACTCGGACACAACACGACAATCGATGTCGATGTGTACCACAACTGGAATAGGTCAACCGCCGACAGGTCGTTCAGCGTTAGTCTTGACGCGCGAGACATTGGCGGTGGTTATGACTCCTGGGTCTCTCCCGACCTCGGTTCAGACTTAGCCAAAGGCAACAACCTTGGTCTGGCAAACAGTGTACAGTTGAAGATTAGTACCGATGGCGCTGAACCATGGGGGGTCAACGCCATCTCGTTCAAGTTCAACCCCAGGCGGGTGAGGGTCTAATGCCCCGCAAGTTGTTTACCGCCCCGACGGCCCAGTTTCTGGCTGGAGACAATGCTCGCCCATTGCGCTGGATATTCGGCGCTTTGAACGAATACTTCAGGACGCACATTGGATACTGGGCTGACGCTACGGGGACAACTGACGCCAACGGCAGATGCGTATTTACCCATGACTGCGGATTCGAACCAGCATCCGTCCTGGTGACCGAACTGTATGTGTCTGATGCACCCCATGACATGGGGCCGTTCCATCTCCATTCCTACGATTCCGAAACTATTGATGTGCATTTTCTGACCAAATCTGGCCAGGACAGGGCCACCCATGATGTGCGCATTTGCTTCCATTTGTTGCCCCAAACCAGTTAACGACCAAAGGTATTAGTGATGGCTCAATATACGGACCTGGGATTATGGTGGAGTGGACAGCAACGGCCCGCCGCGCAGAAGCGCGACGCGACCCTTGCTATGAACTCCTATGCCCGTTTTCTGTCCCAGCAGAGGGGTCGCCGCCAGGCGATGGACATCGACGTGGCGGGGACAAAGGGGTTGGGCAAGTTGGGTGCGTCCTACGCCCAACGTGGACTGACCTCATCTGGCATCCGTGAGCGAGGATTGGGAGAATACGGCGCTGGCTGGCAACGACAGAAGCAGGACGTATTGGAAGAGATGAACCAGAAACTTCAAGAACTCGAATTGCAGGACACCGGGGCAATTGCTGAATACGACGCGTTGATGCAGGAAATTAATCGTGAGAAAGAACGACGGATTATTGAAGCGGCGGCGGCACTGAACCAGTTCCGTCCTTTCTTGGGGAGTTGAGTTATGGCTCGTAGAACTGGAACAGCCGATAGGATGGAGGCGGCTCAGGAGTCGGCATACAAAAAGGCAATGTCGACAGCACAACAGCAGATTCGTGCTGGCCGCTCTCCCGATACGGTAGAGCAGGCCGCTCGCGCCTCCGCTGGAATGCCAACAATTGGTTCACCCACATACACGCCTACTCAATTGGAGCGTGACTTGGCAAGAGTAACACCAGAGCAGTGGGCCGCCCTTGGTCGCACCGGGGGAGTAACAGGAGCGCCGCCTGCGTCAACCAGTGGTGGTGGAAGCACCACGACAGGCGGGGGCGGGGGCGGGGGCCGTACCGGCGAGAGCAGGCGCGAGGGCAGAGAAGCCGCAAGCAACGTCGATACGCTAAGCAAGATGTACGCAGATGCTCTTGCGGAACTCCAGCGTCAGTATGGCGTATCGCAAGAAAACATCATGGCATCAATTGGCCGCATGAAGGCTGACCCATACAACACCGCTAACGCTTACGCCGCCATGCAGATTCTGAATCCGCAGGTTGCCGCCAACCCTGTCGCTGAATACATGGCGGCCGCTGGCTTGTCGCCTGGACAGGCGCAGGCCGCACAGCAGATGGCCCAGGCGGAGGCCGATGCCTACCGCCAGGCCATGCAGAATGTTCAGAACGTCATGTCGACATCACAACAGCAGGCCAACGCATCGCGCCTTGCAGACATTGGATTGATTGAGACTGGAGCAACGCAAGACCTGGAGTCAAATCTGAACATGCTCCGACTTGGATTGGAGAAGGAGCGCATTGGTGCTGTTTCCGGACAGCAACAGCAAAATCTCCAGAATCAGTTGACGATGCGCAATGCTATCGCCGACCAAATCTCCAGCATTTTTTCTGGCCAAAATGTCGCACCCGAATCAATCCTTAAGTTGATTGAAGCGGCACTTGCCAAAATAAATATGAATCAGTGGTCGACAATCCCTGGAATGGGAGGCTGATATGACTCCCGAAGAAATGCGAGCATACCTCCAGATGCTTGGCTTCCAGGACTACGGCGTTCCCATTGGAACGGATTCTAATAGCCAGTTGAATCTGTTCCAGGATGTCATGAATACGATGTCCGACCCGACATTCCTGTATCTTCAGAATCTTATTTCTGGAGAGCAGTTGGCAACCGACGCCCAAGACTTGCTTTACGATTCAATTGACCCGTCTGAGGCGGACTGGGCTTCAATGGAAAGCACGGCAGAAGAGACGGGCAATGACCTTTTGGTCCAGGCAATGCGAGACATTAGGGCTGGCCTTACATCGAATCAAGTCAAGACAAAGTTGATGAAGCAATTTGCCGTCAACAACATGGTCAATGATGTTGATAAAAATACAATCGACAATTTGATTGCCGACCTCGAAGACTACGAGAAGAAGTATAAGCGAGCAGTCGAAATCGACAGCAAGTTGCTTGCTGGTGAGTATATTCAGGATGAGTTTGGCAATATCCTTTCGCCCGTCGACCAGGAGACTGGACGCAAGCGCCTTGAGGGCGCTGGCTTCGAGGGGTACTACGCCAATCCACAGAACTGGCAGACGGCCCCCAACAAGGAAGATGTTGCCAAGTCTCAGAAGTTTCTTGAAGAAGCAAATGCCCTCGAAGAAGAACGCCTTAACAAGTCCAAGGCAATTACCAAGTCGTCAGCAACGACAGCGGAAAGTGCGTACAAGTCATTCTTGAGCAAGACACCAGAGGGACGCCAGGTTCTTGAACGCGTTTCTGCTCCACGCAAGCAACAGAAGAAGGATGACTCGCAAGCCAGGAACATCGCACTTGGATTGATTGCGAACACAATCGGTCTCCCAGTTGCTCTTGGGTACACCGGCTGGAAAGCGGCAAATGCGGTAGTCGATTCAATTGGGAAATCAACTCCCGGTACTCGTGATGCACAGGGCAACTTCATTCGCCCCTGGGACAGAAAGCCAATTGCCGTTCAGAAGCGCGAGCAAGAAAAGGCGCAGACCAACCAAGACTACTGGGCGAAGTTGGCCGCATCCTATGCTGGGCGCGGAGAACAAGAGCAGAAGAGCAAGGAAGTTGCGGCGCTTGGTAAGCGCGTAGAACAGAAGAAGCAAGCGGCGCAGGCATCTATGGATGCCGCGCGAACAATTCAGCGTGGAACAACCCCAGCACTAAACATGCTTGCGATTGCCCCATACTTCGCGGCAATGGCCGCTCAGTCCGCGCCCAAGGCAAAGGCTGGCAAGCCAGCAATGCGCACACTGTCTGACCAAGAGATTGAAACCATGAGCAACATGATTGCTGGAGGACTTGCATAGTGGCAACCTGGGAAGAGATTCTAAATCCCATTACCGAAAACCGCGTCAATGCCACAAAGCCGCAACCCAAGACTCCAGCGGTTGTGCGTCGACGCGATGTTTTCAACACGGCATACAAGAACGTAGAGCGTTCTGGTGCGGTGTCGTCCCCTGGTGGATGGAAGGGTCTTGTCGCCGATATTGTTGAAAGTCCAGTCGGTAGTGCGCTCACAAAGGTGGGCGAGGTTGTCTCCATTCCTGGCCGTGCGGTCGTCTCTGGTGTTCAAGAAGCAGTAGATATCTTTGATAATGACCCCGATACAAAGGCATCGTGGGACGATTTCACTCGTCAGGTTGCTGACCCATCATTTGGATTTGGCACGGTTATCGGTGATATAACTGGTAGCAAGTGGACAAACAGAATGCTTGGGTTTGCTGGTGATGTTCTGCTCGACCCAACAACCTATTTGAGTCTCGGCTCAACCAAGGCCCTCAAGGTTCTTGATGAGGCTGGCGATGTTGCTACTGGCATGCGCGGCCTGTCAGTCGCCTCCGCCGAGGGACGACTCTCTTTGGCTAAGCGAGTACTGGAACGCACGGGTGATAAGGCGCTGGCAACTAATGTGGCGCGCTATGGACGCGCCGCAATCAAGGACCCCACCGTATTCGAACGCGTTGGCCTTGACCGTGCTGGTTTGTATTTCATGGGCAAGCGTCTGCCTGGCTCAACACGTGTCGGCGAAGCCGTCGAGCGCGGCTTTGCCTCCATGCGCACATGGTCTGGCGACCACATGTTCAAGCGAGCAAATGAACTGTTCACCCTCAATGACGCCAAGGCCGCACGACGACAGTTGTTGCGTGGCACGGCCACACCCGACCAGGGCGCTGACTATCTGAACATGGTTCTGTCGATGAACGCACAGCGAGCCGCCAAGGGGGCGGCCGCTCGTGAGGCTGGCTCCTCTCTTACTTCTATCGTCGACAGGTACGGAGCACCGCAGTTTGTCAACATGGGCAAGTCTGCTCGACGCGCTATTGAAACTGGAACCATTGACGAACTTGATGGCATGGCGCAGGGTATTGCCCGCGAAGCAGACGAATGGTTCAAGGGATTGTGGGCGCGCGCCGAGGAGGCAACACGCGCTGTTGACCCGCAGGCTCCGCTTGGGCGCATCGAAAACTATGTGCCGATGATTGCGTCGGACAAGGCATTGAAGGACATGGCGCGTGGCTACAACCCGCGTTTCACCGAACTCAAAGAGTTCGTGTACAACCCGCTCGACCCCGCTGGTTCATTCAAGCACCGCATGGGTGTAGACGATGATTTCTTCGGCTACAAACTAACGGCTGACGATGTGAACAACATCGACAGAATGAACGAGATTGCCCGTGAGTACGGCAAGATTGATTACGACTTCTTTGAGACAGACTTGCTTTCCATTATGAGCAAGTACGTT